GCTGCTGGTTGGCTTAGTTTCCATTCTGTGCTTCCACCAATAAAAATTGCGTCTAGTTTGCTCCAATCTAACGTAGAAGGTAATTCACCATCTTGGCAAACATATGCAGCCTTAAAACCTAAACTTTGTATTTTAGGGAGCATTGGATATGCGCGTTCTTTCGTGGCCTCTGCATCGCCAACAACGTCAGGCGCAGCCGCAAATAAGCATCCTTTTCGTTCTAAGCGATCTAGCCAGTTCAAAAAGCCATTATCTGTGTATTTATCAGCTTGCACAAAGCATCCGTTATCTGCCGCAAAAAGGCTGTGACCTTTGGTTGATTGCTTGCCTGCATTAAAACTGAGCATTACCCCAATCTGGCTTGTGCAGTTCACTTTTTTCCCACTTAGGTAAATCATTTACTGGGCCTAAGTTTAGGTTTTATTGATCTGGATAGGGTGTTGGTGCGTACACAGTACATATCAACATCGCTATCCGCATAGAAATACTTATACATATCTTCATTGTCGCGGATTGCTATTTGACAAGCCTCATAGTCTGGCAAAATCAAATATGTTTCTATGTCAATCCCGCGCAGTGAATATTCTATGTATAACGCTGTAAAAAATTCCATCTCAGTTCACCTTTAGTTTTGGGGCGTGGTATTGCTTTTTGAAGCCAAACGCTGGGTGTCCAGCCCAGTAACCGTCTATCCATGTCCACCACATATTACGATGTTCTGGATTTAATGCGTGGGGTCTTTGTTGAGACTTTGGGTGATGTTCTTTAGCGCGTTTCCAATGGCCTCTATTCCAATGCAATGGCATCTTATGGTATCCCTTGTCGTGAGGCTCTTTAGCATGAGATGGCTCATCTATGTTCCAAGTCACACGGTGCCAAGTATCAACCGCCTTACCCATACCACGGTGCATTGATTTTCTTTGTTGTCGGGATGCGGCAGGTTTTGTTTTTGTAATACGAGATGTATTAATAGTTCTGAGCATAAGCATAAAATCAAAACTTAGATCGCGTGGGCCGTTGCTGCGCTCTGATTGATAAGGCAAAGGATTAATAAGTTGCAGAGGCTCACCAACTTTTAAAATTGAAACTTTATGTAATGGACAAGTGTTTATTTCAGCAGGGTCTTTTCGCGCATACTCATCTAACGAGCCATAAAATATGTGGTAGCAATCATTTTCGTAATCTTTTAACGACATCCACGCCAGTGTATTTATGTAATAGACAAACATTATGTCGGCGCAGGGTCTGCATTCGTTAGATATTGGCATATCTAAATCGCAAGTGATTTCTGATTTCAATGCAAATTGAAAAATATCTTTACTCAATTCAAAGCACTGTGCGCGATCAAGTAAGAACATTTGTTCACGCGCCATATTTCTTACGTCAGGGTCTACATTATGGCTTTTATAAAGTATATCGTTTACATTTCTGTATTCTTGATAAGCCTGCACAATTCCGTTTGGAAATCCAAATGTATTGTCAAGCACTTCGTCACGTTTTTCTTTTGTTATATAATTCATATTGCACTCACTTTCTGTTTTGTTATCGTGTCGCGGTGGGCGGTTTATTACCCAGTTTTTGTTGGTAATCCCCTAGCTTATCCCGACACCAAGCAGCCGCCCACACGATCATTCTTCTGTTTCTACTTTGGGCAAATCCCATTTCCTGATTTCTTGCATAATCCTTGACTGCGTAACATCCTCAATAAATGCGATGTTCTCTATCGTAGTCTGACGTAGCAGGGAGCGATTGATGCGCAGGGCAATCTGTGTCGCTCTTTTAGGCCACCTATACTGTCTATCGTTAGTGTTGACCCCTGTAGGCTGTTTCGGCTCTCTCAGGCGCTTCTGTGGCTTCTCAGTGGTTATCATGTCTTTAGTTTTCTTCCATCCCTCTTGTTCGCGCTTCATCTGCATTACCGCAGCAAGTTCTTGTTCTGTTGGCTTGCGTTGCAATACTCGCGTCAAAGTATCATAATAATTCACCATTATATGTTGTATCCTTTTTTCCTCAGTTCTGCTGTAAACCGCCGCAGTTCTTGTTGTGCTGCGAATATTTCATTGTTGATGCTAGGTCGTGCATCTGTGCGGTATCGTTCATCTTGCAACCGATCTACCTGCTTGCGCAAGTATTTTAGTATCTGCTCATCGGCTGGGCTTAGTTTCATCACCACCATCCTTTTATTGTGCCTGCTACCCAAATCAGGATCACCACTGCAAAGGCGATCCCAATAACTACATCTTCCCATGTCCATTTACCGTAACGCATTACGCTGATCCCCACGCTACGTCATGGAACTGCTCATCATATGCACCGCTAGTCAGCTTGTTATAGATGCGTTCTGGCAGTGCAAAGTCTTTGGTCTTGGCGCGTGGCTCCTGTAGATAAACCGTGTCCAATTCAAAGTAGTGTTCATCGTGGTCTAGTGATCCCTCAATGACAATCTCAATTTCCACGCCTTTGACTGTTACTGTTGTGAATGCGTGGTGCGTTGTGCGGCCTAGTGTAAAAAATCCCATTGGTTTGCTCCGTGTTGGTGGGGGCTGTAGCCCCCTGTTGATTATGCGTGATATGCTTTGAAACCCACACGCTTGTTTAAAAGTTTGACTGCCGCGTTAAAGTCTAAGTCTTTTTCAACTAACAACCATTTGCGGCGAAGATCGCCAGCTTGCCCAACATATTCGTTTTTGATTACGAACACTGCATAACCGCCCTCAGAAATTTCTTGACCATGTAGATTTGCTTCTCTGCCAAATGCATAATATGCATCACGCTTGCTGTTTTTCTGTGCGATTGCTGTTTTTTTGTAAACTTCGGTTGTCATAGCTGCTTCCTTTCTCCGTAGCTTATACATTATATATAGTATAATGCGTGATACATTGCAAGGGGGTATTTGCAAAAAAAGTTAAGTATAACTAAGGTCGCAAAATATAGAGGTTACTATTTTGACAGGCACAAGATGTACGAGATTGAACTGGAAGTATCAGGGCAACCGATTGGCAAGGGCAGGCCACGGTTTACCAAAGTAGGCCACACATACACGCCGCAGAAAACAAAAGAGTATGAACGGCGTATTCATGCGGCTGCATGGGCAGAGATGGCAAAGCACAACATTGACCAGACACTGAGGCCAGTTGCTGTTGAGGTTATCGCGTTCATGGACATCCCAAAGTCATGGTCTAAGATAAAGCGCTTAGAGGCAGAGTACGGCGCGATTAGCCCCATGACTAAGCCAGACATAGACAACATCGCTAAGATCGCTTTAGATGGCCTCTCAGGCACTATCTTTGCTGATGACAAGCAGGTCACTAGCATGAAGGTCAAAAAGACGTTCTGTCATCCTGATCGTGGGCCAGTGCTTTACATATCAGTGTCTTGGACTGATGAGGGTGCATAGGGCGCATAAGACCAATCAGGGCCGTATTTCTCACGCCATGCGCGTTTGTCTTTGTGGATCGCCTGCTTGCTGTCGTCAAAGTTTCCCTGATGGTGTCCATCGCATAAAGGGATAGCCCAATCATCCCCGCGCTTATACACGCCATAGCGATCATGGATAGGGTGGTGCGCTGTTGTAGGCGATAGCTGTACCTCACCGTGTGCTTGGCATACTGCGCAGGGCAGTTCTCGCACTCTGTCCAGCATCTTCTTACTACGCAGCGGCTTGTCTTTCTTTAGTCCCAAAGGTGGTCGTTTAGCTAGATTTGTCATTACTGCCTCTATACATGTGGCGCAGCGCAGCTTTGACAGACGCGCGTATGTGCATCAGGTCTGTTTCAAAGCCCTCTAAATCTTTCATTAGCTGTTCAAGTATTTTTCTGGCGTGTGGAATGTTGCTCATGTTTACCTCAATATTGGAAGTTTTGTGATGTCAAAAACGTAACTTATTTTTGCGTTTCCTTTTGTGTCATTTTTTCTATTCTGATATTCATGCTTGTGCATTTCACCGTCTTTAAGCAACTTTTTAAAATGGCTAATAGTTGCAAAATGGATGGCTTTGTACTCAGCAAAATGCACATCAAAAACAATGACGATATTCGGATATAACTCACTGTATCTGCGCAAATCTTTTTGATTAATTGAAACTGCGTGTTTGGGGTCTATTCCAAACTTTTCTTGTGCATATATCCAAGGTGTGCGAATGCTCTTTAGGTCGCATGGCATATTGATGCGCATGTCAAAGGTGTACTTGTCCAAATCTTTTTCTGGATTTATGCAAAGAACGGTATCTTTAAACGTGTGCGTATTTATAAATTCTATCTCTTGTTCTTCGCCTAGAGCGCACCAACTTAATTTATCTTCGTTATCTATCTCCCAATGGGTCATATCCTATTCCCTCTGCCAGCTTTGTCATTGCCAGTTCAAAGTATTTGAAAAACTCTGCTTGGTTCATTTTATCAAAGCTGATGCTGTCAGGTATGTTTACCAGTTCACCGTTTAGCGCAGACAACTTGATCCGCACATAGCCACAAGCAATTTTCAGTTCATCGTGCAGGTGATGCTCTGTAGGCCATTTGCCTGTATCCCTAGCTACCCTGCGCAGCGTAGACCAATACAAGTTATGATGCGGGTTGGATCGTTTGCCTGTTTGTGAAAGGTTAAACAGTGTGCCATCTGGCAGGTCTTCCATGCGTTCTGCGTCATATTGAGAAACAGGTACTAAGTACCCATTCCTCAGTTCCATCTGCAACTTAGTCATCAGAAGGGTATCTCATCATTCAGTTGGTCTTCTGAGAACGTCTGACCCTCTGCCATGCGCTGGGGTTCATGCTCAGTGTGTGACACCTGCTGACGTTGCTGACCACCGCCCATTAGCTTAACGTCACTTGCACGAATGCTGATGTATGTCTTGCCGTTATACTCGCGGGTCTTTAGCTCACCTGATACGCCTACTTGTTTTCCTTTCGTAACGTACTGGGCAATTCCTGTTCTGTGATAGTCAACGTCAAAGAAGATCGTGCCTTTATTTGCTCCATAGCCATCATCAACTGCGACTGAAAACTTGAGAAATCCCCCTCTCTCGTTCTGTTGAATTTCACTGTCTTTGGTGACACGCCCGATAATAGTGCATACTTTCATATCATTAGCTCCGTTTTACGCTTGTCGTGTGCTTCAACAAGCTGTTCATATTGTGGCTCTGACAAGTCAGGGCTGTTGATTAGTTTCTTGTAGCGGCTCTCATTATCCGCAAACCGCTTTGCATCGCAGTTTTCATAGAACGTCAATGCAGCATCTACACGCGCTGCAAGGTCAAGTTCCATTGATGGCTTGGGTGCAGCCTCAGATGCTTTAATAGCTTGCTCTTTACGCTTAACACCTTCCATCTCGTTAGCTGATGCATACTGACCGCCATGCATGCCCATAGACGCAAGTGCGCGTCCGATAGCTGATGTCTCGCATACTTCTACAGCAGATGTCTTTGTGATGTGTGACGATCCACGGATTTCTTCTGCCAAGCCTGATCCGACAACAAAACCGTCTTTGTCTTTGACTGTGGCTTTGACTACCACTGTCTGACCGTCATTGTGGATAATGTCAGTATCAATACCGTACTCACCGCCAAACACAGTGCGGAACGCTTCTACGCGCTTGGCTACCTCTGTGTACTGCTTGCCACCGCGCTGCATGACCCCATGTGACTTGTTGAGGTCTGCAACGAAATCCATTGCTGTTTGAAACTTATTGGTCATATCCCATAGCCTTTCTTAGTTCGTCGTGTTCTTTGTTTGCTGCTGCAATACCTTCATCAATAGCCTGCAATGCTATCGTAACATCACTTGCAAGCAAGCTGTTCTTTGCAGCCGCCATACATAGCGATCTATATATCTCTGACTTTATAGCCAATGGTGTAGGGTGTTTATGCATTGTTTACCTCGTTTTACTGTTTGTCTCTTGCATATATATCATGTGTAGCCTATATACAACCCCAAGAATTAAAAAAGGAGAACGCATGAATAGCAAGATGATGTATAACTTAGAGCATATCCAGCGGCTGATGAAGGATCGCCAACCGTCTAAGGTATGTGAAGCAACAGGTTTATCACGGCATACTTACTACCGTGTTCGGGATGGCGTGGGCAATGTCACCTACGATACGGTAAAAGTCTTGTCTGATTATTTTATGGATGTAGAATAGAAAAAGACACGCGCCTGTGGAAGCTACGGGTCTTCAATTGATAACAAGTGAAAGGAGTATCTTTCGTGTCCCACTATATGACAGCATTAGCAATGAAGCAACAGGGTTTGAAGCCTGCGACAAAGATTGTGTTGTATTGGCTTGCAGACCATCACAACGGCGAGACAGGCAAGTGTTTTCCAAGTCTAGCGCGTTTGTGCAAGGTAACAGAGATGGGTAAGACTGCATTGGTCGGTCATCTGGATACCTTAGAAAAGCTAGGTTTGATAGAACGCCTGAGAAAGTATGATGACAATGGAGCATTTAAAAGCACAGACTATGTACTGACGCTAAAGGACGACACCCTTGTTCGGAATACGGACAACCCTTGTTCGGATTTTACACCCCCCCTTGTTCGGAATGCGAACACTAACCTTGTAAGTAATAACCTTGGAAGTAAACCATATACATCATCAAAGGATGATGAGGTGAATTATTACTTTGATCAATTATGGGAAATGTATCCACGCAAGGTGGGAAAAGGGCAGGCCAGAAAAGCATATGTAACAGCTTCTAAGAAGATAGACTTCTTTGATCTATTGCCTAAACTGGAAGCATACGTTTCAACACTAGACGGTAAAGACAAACAATACATGCCTCACCTAGCTACTTGGCTTAACGGTGAGCGCTGGGCAGATGAGGTATAATGCTATGAACTATGATATGAGAATGCAGATAATCCGTAACGAGCTAATGGGCATCCTTGGCACTTACGCAATTCCAAAGCACTTAGAAGATGAAAAACGAGCGCAGACAGAGGTAGAGGGTATCTGTCGTCTGATTAACCAGAAGTTTCCCAACGACACAAACGAGGATCACATTCGCGGCACAATGGATCGCGCAATGTTGAAACTGAAAGAGGCGCACAAGTCACGCTCTTGGCCTACGTCAGCAGAAATAAGCGCGGCAGTTTCTAAGTCTATGTCATCTGCATCTACACGCTCAGTCAGCAGCGGCCCGTGGAAGCCTGACACGCTACAGCTAAACGCCAAGCGTATCATTGCAGGGGAACCAGTAGGCGAGATGTATATACGCGGTAAGCTGGCAGACAAGATGGTAGAGATGGGTCTTATCTCAGAAGCACACTTGCAGCCGTATTTAGAATACTTGTCAGCAAACAATATCCCTGCTAGGCTAGACCCACCTATCTCATAGGTTTGCCTCACTTAAACTGCCCCCTCGCGTGATCGCTCCGCAGGGGGTGTTTTTTTATTATATGCTTGTAGATTACATGTTGAACTGATATAAAAGCGATGTAGTCATTATACACCTTTCAGTAGGGTTTTGGTTGCCATGTCTGTTTGGTCGCAGGCGAGTTAGATACAGAAAGCCCTAGCGTGTAATTGCGCTGGGGTTTTTTTATGAGATAAAATGTGTTACCTTCCTAGTAAGAGCCAGCCTTTCTCCCTCCCTGATGGTTACAGTGTTGCTCCATAGCACTTGGCTCCTCACTGGCCCTCTGAGCGCGGTCACGTTCAGGGGGTCTTTTATTTTACATACAAATGCACTAATATACACAACATATAGACGCACCCACTATGGACGGTACTATGAGTACGAAACAAGAACATTCAGGCAGAGTGCTTACTGGCGGTTCTCGCAAGGGTAAGCCAAACAAAATAAACAGATTACTAAAAGATGCCATACTTGATGCGGCCCACCGTGCAGGTCAGCATATCGTAGATGAGAGATACAAAGGTAGAAAAGACGTTGACCCTCGTTTCATAGAAGCAGCAAAGAAAGAGGGCATGACTGAATACCTACAGTTCCAAGCAGAACAAAACCCTACAGCCTTTATGTCTCTCATGGGTAAGGTACTACCAATGCAGGTTAGGGCAGAGGTAGAGGGTGAGGTGCAGCATGTGGTAGAGCTTGTATGGAAAACCTAGTTAAGGTGAAGCTAGAGATAGATTACAAGCCGCGCGATCAAATCAAAGCATTTCACGACAGGAAAGAACGTTTTGCTATCATCGTAGCTCACAGGCGCTTTGGCAAAACTGTAGCAGCCATTAACGATCTGATCCGTTCTTGCTTTGTGATAGACCGCCCTAACGTCAGGGTGGCATACATTGCTCCATACCTTTCCCAAGCTAAAGCAGTCGCATGGGATTACGCATTGGAGTTCACCAGAGATATTCCAGAGATAAAAGTAAACCATAGTGAATTGCGCATAGACTTTCTAAATGGTTCACGCTTTCGCTTGTTTGGTGCTGATAACTACAACGCAATGCGTGGGCTGTACTTTGATGCGGTGGTGCTGGATGAGATGGCAGATTTCCCTGCGTCAGCTTGGTCAAATGTTATCCGTCCCGCATTGGCAGACAGACGCGGTTCTGCTACCTTTATCTCAACGCCTAAAGGAAAGAACGAGTTTTGGGAACTGTGGCATGAAGCACAAGACGATCCTAACTGGTTCACCGCAATGCTTAAAGCATCAGAAACGTCAATCTTGGATCAAGAGGAACTTGATGAGGCAAGACGTACAATGGGCGATGACCGCTACGAGCAAGAATTTGAGTGCAGCTTTGAAGCGGCAATCCAAGGGGCTTTTTACGCAAAAGAAATGAAAGAGGCCACAGAGGATGGTCGGATTACCCGTGTGCCATATGACCGTGCTGCATCTGTCATCACTGCGTGGGACTTAGGCATTGGTGACAGCACAGCGATCTGGTTTGCTCAGTTCGTAGGCCAAGAAATCAGGATTATAGACTATTACGAAAACAGCGGAGTAGGATTAGATCACTATGCAAAAGTTCTCTTGGACAAAGAATATCACTACGAGCAACACATTCTGCCGCATGATGTTCAGGTCAAAGAACTGGGAACAGGGAAAAGCAGGCTTGAAACGCTTGACGCGCTGGGGATACGGAACATTGAGATTGCGCCGAAACTAGCGGTAGAGGATGGCATACAGGCTGCGCGTACCATGATCCCCAAGTGCTGGTTTGATGAAGACAATTGCACCAGAGGCATAGAGGCGCTACGACAGTATCGCAGAGACTTTGACGAAAAGCTGAAGACTTGGCGGGGTAGACCGCTACACGATTGGACATCACATGGTGCAGATGCGTTCAGGTATCTTGCTGTTGGTTATCGCAGGGAAAGCGATTGGGGTGAGCCAATCAGAAGAAATTTGCGCGGCATAGCCTAGTGTGGTAAGGTGCAGCTAACACAGGAGTTGCCCATGCCCAAAAAAGGTTTGTATTCCAACATTCACAATAAACGCAAGCGGATCAAGGCTGGTTCTGGCGAAAAGATGCGCAAGGCTGGGTCTAAAGGTGCGCCAACAGCAGCAGCGTTTAAAGCAGCCGCAAAGACAGCCAAGAAAAAGAAAGCGAAAAAATAATGGGTATTCTTGACGATCTATCAATGGGTCTTGGCTTAAAAGACCGTGACGATGATTACTATGAGCGCACAGCCCAAACGCTAGGACGAACACAAGGCGCAGGGCGTGAAGCAACTTACCGTCAATCAAGAGCATTCAAAGGCAAGCCAAAACGTGCTGGTCTGCTGTCGTTTATGGGCGGCGGTAATGATCAAGGCGGCGGCATGGGTAACAAAGTTGCTAACGTATTTGGATACCGCAATGTAGCTGACATGACAGATGGCGGTGGTCGCTATGCATCAGGTGGTTATCATCGTGGTGGTGGAATTTATAGCGGTTTAGCCAATCTTGGTTCTGCATTGTCTGGCAATGAGCAAGAGGCTTTTTCTTATGCGCCTGAAGTGGATCAAATGATTAATGATACTTACGGTGAGTATGAAGGAATAAAAGCAGCGGATTATTTCAAGGCAAACGAGCCTAAAATGTATCAGATGCTAGGTCAGAACATCATTAAGCAGAACTTTCGTGGTGGTTTCTTCTAATGCCAAAAGACCCTAGACTAGCCAGAGCAGGCGTTGACGGCTACAACAAGCCCAAACGTACACCTAATCACAAAACCAAGTCACACGTTGTTGTGGCAAAGGAAGGTGACAAGGTTAAGACGATCCGCTTTGGTCAGCAGGGTAAGACAGGCGACAAGAAAATGACGAAACGCGCCAAATCATTTAAAGCAAGACATGCCAAGAATATTGCCAAGGGTAAGATGAGCGCGGCATACTGGGCTAACAAGGTGAAGTGGTAATGGATCAGCTTGTAAACGCAATGCGCGACAAGTATGCGCGAGAGGCTCAAGACGAATACAACGCTTATCGTTTGCGTGAAGATGGCCCAGAGGGTTACTATTACAGCGACAGTGTGATTGCCCGTGCGTTGCGCGAGTTGGAAAAGTTGGGCATTGACGACAAAGACATTCGGCAGCGCGAGTACATGGAGCGCATGATGCGTGAATACGGCCCGCGACAGGGTGTTGGTCGTGGATTGATGTACCCTCACAGCTACGAGCGTGGTCGCATGGACTTCATTGATAAGCTGCAAGAAATACAGCAAGCGGATGACATGGGTAAAATGCGCAAACTTGGCGTTATGATTGGTGATAGCGCAGAAACACTATTTCAAGCACCGTCACGGCGCAGAGGTTATGTGTCGGGCTTGCTAACATATTTGCTGGGGGATCGTGATGAACTTAATTGATTTTCTAAGCATGGGCGGTCAAGAGCGCCGCAAGATGTTGGATAACTATGTTGACAGCTTGAACCTTGAACGGTTTGTGCCGCCCAATTTGCGTCCAGCCACAGAGTTTATCGCAGAAGCAAACCCAGTTGCCGCAATGGGCGGGGCAATGCAAGATGCCTCAGTAGTCTTTGACCCTACGCAAACAGCAGAAGCGCGTAAACGTGCGGCTGTTGATATGGGTTTAGAGATGGCAATGACGCTTGCGCCTGCTGCACTGGTGCGCATGGGTTACTTGGCTGCGCCTGCTGGTTTAGCTGAAACCTTTGGTATGTCTATTGATAACGCGGCAGAGAATGCGCGTGGCCTGATTTCAGATGCTACTTATGCTGCACGTTCTGTTGCAGAGGGTGATCCGCGTGGGGTGCTAGAGGCGTTTCAACGTAGCGGTACACCGCAGTCTGTTGGCGCTGCTGGTATCGGAGATAATGGAGGCCCACCGTTAGATGTCGTGCCTGCCCGTGCAGAACTGTTCAGCCCGTCTTTACGCGCAGCAGAGAACCTCAAGCAAAACAAAGGCACATATGAGCAGATGCGCGGTATGTTGCTAAAAGGTGGCGGCAAAGAAGCTGAACTTGAATGGTCTGGGATGGATCGGGCCTTTGCTGGCAAAAAAGTCACCAAAGAGGAACTGATTAATTACCTAAAAAGCAACGATCCACGTTTGACGCAAGAAACGCGGGAAGCTGTTGGTGCTGTTGGTAGTACAGAGCTAACTGCGGAAAACTTTAACTTTGATGATTGGTTTCAAGAAAATTACTTGGACGATGAACCTTTGATGCGTCAAGAAATGGATCACTACATTGATATGTTTTCGGAGGATTTAGAATATCAGCCAGACGTTACAACGGGTCATAACCTTGGTGATGATGAAATTGTAGACTTGATGGAGCGCACTGGCTTGGATGACGAGCAGCTAGTAAATGCAGAATATATTATAGATTATGGTGGTGACGATGTTCGTCTGCATAATGATGTGTCTGAGGCTGTAATAGATTACTATGGTGCGGATAGCCTACGAGAAATGGTAGAAGAAAGTTTGCGTGAAGGTTTAGAGCATGAGTTTTATACTGATCCAAACTTTTTCCAAAATCGCAACATTCAAGTTAACGAAGACTTTGACGCTGGTGAAACGCAATATAGTGATTACTTTCCATATGGAGCAGAAAACTACCGCGAAAACTTCTTTCAATATACCGATCCATCAGGGCAGGTCAGTGATGAATTTATTAAGGGCGCAAGCCATTTCGGAGAAGCTGATGAGCTAACGCAGTATCATACGCGGGTAGGAGACTTTGATGTTCTTGATGGCGGTCGTGCGCGGTATGTTGGTGAGATACAGTCAGATGCCCAACAAAATATAGACAACAGAGCGCGTGTCCCAATGGATTTTGATACGGCTGCAAGGTTGACTGATTACGATGAAGCAACGCTGGAAGATCGCACCCTGCGAAACGCATTATTAAGCAGAATTGATAATGTATCTAGGGAAATACAAAGCGCAATTGACGATCTAAATGTGCGTTCTGACGTTCTTGACGATATTTTCTTTAAAGAACGCCTTAGAAAAACAAACAGAAGTTTTAGATTAGAAGGACGGCCTGAATACGATCCAAATAATTTGTCTGAGCTAGATAAAAAAATTATCAACATTACTGGGCTTAGTAAACCAGAACAACAGCAGTTGCTGCTGGACAATATAAAACAATTACCTATCACTGAGGAAACGCAATACTTACACGATTTGGTTTCGCAGTACAAAGACAGCAGTAAGCAATACGAAATATTAGGTGCAAGACTATTTAGAAAAGAAAATGAATTGTACGATGAACTGTCAAACTTAGACAGCAAGAAAAGAGGCGGGGCAGGCCCAATGATGGCCTCACAGAACCGTTGGGTAGATGACGCTTTGCGCCGTAGCATCATTGATGCAGTAAACGATCCTACCGTTGATTTCTTGGCATTACCGCAAGACAGAACAATGATTGGTAAGGTGGGTGGAAACAGCGATCCAAAGCAAGGTGCTGTAGACTTCTACAATCGTGATGTTCAAAACCGCTTTCGTGGCATATTGAAAAAGGTTGACCCAGATGCCAAGCCAGAAACAATTAGGCTAAAAAGCGATGATGTGAATTTTCCAGCTTATGGATTGCGTCTAACGCCGGAGTTTCGCCGTAATGTTATGGAAAAAGGCTTGCCTACATTTGCAGCACTTGGCGCACTACCACTAATGGGTGTATTTGAATACTTGCAAGAGCAGAAAGAAAAACGCAATGAGCGCCTTGGCGGTCTGATGGGTTACGGAGGCTTATAATGGCTATAACAACATACTCAGAGCTAAAAACGTCTATAGCGAACTGGCTAAATCGGGATGATCTAACAGCGGTTATTCCTGATTTCATCAGCTTGGCAGAGGCAGATATGGAGCGCAAAGTACGCCACTGGCGCATGGAACAGCGTTCTACAGCAACACTAGACGCTAGATATACCCAATTACCGCAAGGCTTCTTAGAAGCAGTACGGTTTCACCTAGACGTAGATGAGCGCCCGATAGAGCTACTTACACCTCTTGCATTGCAGCAGCGCAGAGAAGGCAACGCGGATGCAGGCGGCAAGCCTCAATTTTACGGCATAACAGGGGGTCAAATAGAGTTGTGGCCTACGCCAGATGCGTCTTACACTGGTGAGCTTTACTACTACGCAAGAATAACGCCTTTGAGCGATAGTGCTACATCCAACTGGGTTTTGCAGTATTATCCTGATGCA